GCGGGCGGTCTGCCTGCGCTTGTTTAATTGTATTGATTTATAGAAATTATTTTTGTGTGTAGTAGGAGTGCCAGTCTTCACCATGGTTCCTGAATAGTACGCAAGCATAGGAGAGATTGACTTTGATACAACAAAATCATCTGCTTCTTGACACTCGTCAATAACAATGAGATGGAAAGACTTAGATTCAATCTTTGCACGTGGGTTTGCAGTCATCATAGAAAGACTGGAGCCAGAGTTCTTTAATTTAATTTGGCGTGTTACTCCGGGAACTTTGCCTAAAGAATCATCAATTTCCGCATCGTTTAATATCTCTAAAGCACGCTCACTTGTAAGTCGGTTCAACGCACGACCAAACAGGGTTTCTACCTGACCTTCAACTGGAGCGAACATACCGATCCAAATACCATCTTTGTATTTACCAAGAAGGTCTGGGTACATACGCCCCAACCGTGGAAGAAGAACCATAAGAGTGACTACAGTGTTTGCGATTGTTTCTGATTTACCGGACTGACGTGCAGCGAGCGCAGTTATTTCTTCACCATCGTTTATGATTACAGATTCAATTATTCGTCTAGCGAGTGGCTTTTGATAAGCGTGGAGGTCATGACCAACAAGAGCCTCCATAAAAGTCATGGTCTTGTCTACTAACTTATTTACAAACTCACGAGATAGTTCGTCTAACTCTTCGTCTTCTTCTCCGAGCAGGAGGTCTTGATCTTCATCGTCTAGAAGATCATCTTCATCAAGAAATTCAATGTCACTCATATAAACCTAAGTCTAGTAGAAAACATAAAGCCCTGGCTTTTATACCAGAGCTCTACGTTGCCACACGGGGAGAAGGAAGTGAGGTGCCTTAATTGTAGGCGGTTTACTAAAACAGTGCTTTTACACTCTGGTCATTCGGTTGTTAAGTTCATCAATAATTGCGTGGATAGCCTCTACTCCAGTCAAAGCCTCTTTAAGGTATGCCACATCTCGGCTTCTTCCATACATGCTAAGGCAGCGCCCAAGTTCTACTAAAGATTGATCTGCCCATAAATCTAACTCGCCAGTAGGGATTTTCTTAACTCTGTTAGCAATCTTTTGGTCAAAAGGCTTAACCCAAGGCTCTTTCTTCTTAAACATTCCAGTCCTCAATTTCATCTGGCGTCAGCTCCATATCTCGTATCCCTATTGCAGCGGCTAGCCTATCAGCAGCACCATCTTCGTCATAACCCGGTAGACCCTTATCTTTCCAAAAGCCCACGTAAAAACCGGGGTATGTTTTAGGGAATCTAAATACTAGGCAAGAGCCTTTTCGATACGGGGAGTCTGTTTCTTGAGTCCACCCCTTCTCTACCAAAGGCAAGATATTACGGTGGTAGTACTGGAGTGTTCCTACGTATAGTGGTCCAATTGATTTCATTAGCTGTTAAACATAACCCTTGTCTCTGGCGGCATTTCTGCGGGATTAAATGGGGCCCAAGGATAATCGTCTAGCCCTGAGTACTTTAAGTATAGCCCAGTAGAGTTACTTGCTTTTAGATCGTTCCACATCTCAACTGGAATATCGTTGTACTCAATCCAAGCACCGTCACGAAACTTAATAACAAGTTTTAGGTCTTCGCGGCTATAAGCCAGTTTAAGCGCACGTGGTCTAGGTGGATTGGTGGTAGGAGCAGTAATAGTTGAGTATGAAGGCTCAGTATCACGAGGCTGTCCTTCTGCTGGTTGTACTATCTCCCAGTCAGTTTTTCCACCAAATTTTTCTCTAGTGGCTTGCTGAAGGTTGTAGGTTTTTTGCCCAGACTGTTCTTCCGCCGCTTGTCTACGAGAAAAGTAACTATCGTTAAATCTAGCCATTAGTCTCTACATTCGTGGTCGCCAGTTTTATTCTCTAAAACACGAGAATGGCATTCTGAGCAAATCATTGTCCGTGGAGGTTTAAATCCATTTTGAGCTGTTGCGCCAATTGGGTAGTTAGCACCATCTTCCGCAAGTTCTGGTTCGTAATTATCAACCACTGGCTTTTCGTTAAATAAGTCTCTAGGGAAAGGTCCCTGCGGAGTCATTATCGACTTAGGAAATGGGTGTGCTTGTTTAGCCTCAAACCGCTGGATCTTCATCAGAATCCTCTGATGGCGCAGGAGTTTCTACTGGAGTTTCTACAACAGGTTCTTCCGCAGCCTTCTTAGCAGTCTTCTTTGCAACAGGCTTTGGAATATCTAACTGCCCAGCGTCTGCACGGTTACGCAGTGACTTAGGAAGGCAAGTTGCACAGTAGTACGCAGGACTTACCCCTGGATCAAGCACATTATAGATTGCATCCGCTGGACAGTTAGAGCACTTCATTGTTACTTAGCCTTCTTCTTTGGAGCAGCAGCCTTAGCAAGAACATCTGTGGCAATCTTTGCCGCAATACCAAATGCTGGATCCTTAGGGTTGATTGCTCGGATTGCTACCGGCAAGGTAGAAGCAAGAGCTGCGATAACGATTGACTTTACGTCATTGTTACCAGTTGCGTTTACGGCGATTGCGGCCGCTAGAAATGAGCGTCCGTATGACGCTAGCATTGCTTTAATCTTTGGTGACATTTTTATCTCCTTATGTAGCAGGGATTGACCCTGCTTGTAGTGTATCAGTTTACTCTTTTGTCTCTTTAAGGTGTTGGTCTAAACGACCCTTTACCTCGGCCACATCGGCCTTAATATCAGTAAGCAGAGGAAGAACCTCTAGTTTGATCTTGTCATTGAGGCTTGTTCCACCATTGGGCTTAAGTTCTGAAAGATACGACTTAACCACCCAACGCAAGAATGCTCCTACGCCTGCGAGTGTTGCAACTACAGAGGCAGAGATTCCTGCCCAATCCATCGGGGTCATCAAAGTTCCTTATAGGTAGAAGGGGGAACCGAATTGTTGTGTGAATTATGTCACATTGTTTACTGCAATGGATTATTTATACTGTAATTCTGTCTATTTTGTCCGTTTTAAACTACACGAATATTTAATATGTAGTTCGGTTTGTGTTGGTGTGTATGGCATGTGCTACCGTAGGCAATGACAGAGGCGCTCACAAGGCGCCTTTTGCCGACTGAGAGGAGCAGAAATGTTCAATATCAGAAAAGAAACAATGGATAAAGTGGCGGTGTTTTCGATGTATGCACTGTTAATAGCTGGGCTACCACATGCGATCGCTAACGCGGACGAGGTGGATGGTTCAACTGTGACAGTACAAGAAATCGCTGTGGACCCACTAGATAAGTACAAAGGAGCGAAAGAACTGTCAGACACAGATTTAGTCGAGCTGCTTAGTGCGGTTGGTTTTGAGGGAAAAGCCCTCAAGGTCGCCTATGCGGTTGCTAAAAAAGAGTCTAACGGTCGCCCCTTAGCCCATAACGGAGACGTTAGTACGGGCGACAACTCCTACGGGATCTTCCAGATTAATATGCTGGGAAGTCTTGGGGAGGAGAGGCGGGAGAAATTCCAACTCAAAACCAATAAAGATCTACTTGAGCCTGTGACTAACGCAAAAATTGCGTACCACATGTCAAATGGCGGAGAAGACTGGTCTTCCTGGAAAGTATATCCAGGTCAGAAAAACGGAGAAAGATACGAGAGCTTCTTAAAGAAGTTCCCTAACTAACATACCTTTAAAGCAAAAAGCCCCCTGCTCTATGCAGGGGGCTTTTTTGTTTGGGAAGATTATGAAGCGACTGCCCAAGGTGTAATTGTGATTGAAGCTGTTGTAGAGACTGATGCTGTACCAGCTGCAACTGACTGAGACTTGATTGTTCCAGCAACTGCCACAACTGAACCTGTAATGCTTGTAAGAGCCAATACTGTGGTTGCTGTGGTTGTAACTGTGAATGTGTTGTCTGTAAGGCGTGTAACTGTGTAAGTGCCGTTAACAGAGGCGTCAACGCTAGAAATTGTGACCTTGTTACCAGTAACAAATCCGTGTGATGCGTCTGTGATGGTTACAGTTGTAGAGCCTGCTGTACGTGCTGCTGCTGTGATAACGCCTGCTGCGTTAGTTGCTGCTGTCGCAGTTGTGATGTTAGCTGTTTCGTAACCAGCATCCTTAAGCGCATCAAGAGCAAGCGCTGTTGTTAGGCCAAGTACGTTAGGTACATTGATGTTACCAATTCCAGCGCCATCAGCTGCTGTAGCCGCTGTTGTTAGCTGAACCTTGCCGTATGCCTGACCGGTGATCTCACCAGCGTTTGCTGCGTTAGTTACAGTGAACTTAAGGGCGTTTGCTGAAGCAACTGTTGCTGAAGATAGGTTGTACGCTGATGCTGTAAGACCTGTGATGTTTACAACATCTCCTACTGCAAGCTTGTTCTGTGCTGTGTAAGTAACTGTTGTGCCGTTACCTGATGCTGCTGTAATCATGTAGCTACCTGCTGCAGGGTAGTACCCTGGGTATCCAGCCCAACCTGCTTCTGCAACTGCGTGGTTGTCAAGGGCTGCATCTAAACGACCGCTTGGGTAAACTGAGTACCCGCTCCAGTCATAGTTCTGAGCAGCGTCTGCTGCTACTACTACAGTGGTTCCACCATCTGTACGTAGTGTGTTTGGTTGCATAGGGAAGTTTCCCCATACGAAATCTACTGGCAAATTCGTGCTTGCATCCCCGTAAATTCCTGTGTCATACACAGGTGAGGTGCCGTTGTATCCTGGCATTGTGTTACCTTTTCTCTAGAGTGGTTAAGCACCTGATCGGGGTGCAGTCCAAGTATCTAAGAATATTAAGGTGTTGTCAGCGCTACTTGCTCTTCTATCCAACTGTAAGTTTTGGTAAGACCTGCTTTTAAGTCCTCGTCTACCGACCAACCCATTACAGATTTAAACAAAGTGTTGTCTGATGTTCGTGCATGTACACCTATTGGACCATCAATATGTTTCTTAGTTAATTGCTTCCCAGCAATCTCTGAAACAATGTCTACCAACTCATTAATAGAGACGTGCTTCTCAGATCCGATATTAATTGGGTCAAAGAACTCTGGTTCTCTGTAGAACTCTACGGTTGCACGAATACACTCGTCGATATACAAAAATGATCGATGCTGGTTCCCATCTCCCCAAATCTCAATCTCATCTTCAGCCTTTGCCACTTTACGACAGATAGCAGCCGGTGCCTTCTCCTTACCGCCGTCCCATGTTCCGTAAGGTCCAAAGACGTTGTGGTACCTAGCAATCTTGTTTTTCATTCCGTGGTTCTTGTTGTAGGCGGTGTAGAGGCGCTCGCTAAAGAGTTTCTCCCAACCGTACTCAGTATCTGGGGAGGCTGGATAGACAGTTCCTTCTTTACAGTTAATGCTGGACGGATCCATCTGGTTGCACTCTGGATATACGCATGCGGTGGAGGAAAAGAACACGCTCTTAACTCCAAGTTCCTGAGCCCTTTTTAGCACATGGACATTTATAAGGATTGAATTGCCCATAACATCTGCGTCATTATCCCCAGTGTTGATGTATCCAGCGCCACCCATATCAGCGGCTAATTGGTAGACCTCATCAAATGCTTGATCTAAAGTAGAGGCAACTACATTGACATCCCGCAGGTCACCAATAACAAAGTCATCTGCAAAGGTATCCCAATGCTCTGGGTACTTGATATCCACGCCACGAACCCACATGCCATCTTCCTTAAGGCGCTTGACTAGATGGCTACCAATAAAACCGCCTGCTCCTAGAACTAGTGCTTTTTTCATATTGTTATGCACCTACTCGATGTCCCTAAATACATCCAATGTGGCTGGTTGCCCTTAACGAAATACGCTTCAATCTCTTCAGTTTTGTCATCTCGACCGTAGATAACTTGAGTGTCTAAAACAGGGCTATACACAGTCGCTGTAGGGGACAAGAAACAAGCCCACCAACTAAAACTACTATTAGCCCTAAAGACCGTACGAGCAAAGTAGAGGCGCAAAAAGTCTTCTAGCCAGTCGAACACTATGCCTTCTTGGTATTCAGCCCCCATAGGGTAACTCCAGCTTAATCTAGGACTTGCTGGGCGGTCGGGGTGCCACTTGTTTAAGTAGTCATCCGAACACCACTCCATCTTGTCTGGATCAAAGCCGTACTGCTTGAATGCCGTGTAGTAGGACTCTTTAGATAAAACAGAGTACCCCTGAATGTTTACCTTATTAAACTCTGGGCTTGCTATGTCATCTCTGCGTAAGTGCGAGATGTCGTAGGTACCAGCGCGGTTAGACCAGTACTTGTACGCCGCAGTCTCTTTAACTTCATCGGAAAACTCAAACACCTCAAGAAGGTGGTCTCTCTTCATAGGACCAAACACTGAGTCGTTGTATGCCGATAGGCTGTCAAAAAATATCGGCGTTTCGTACTTCCTATAGTTACGCGATTCTTGAAGCGCGTCTACTTTAACTATCCCCGGAAAAGCTTTGTATACAAGGCTATCTCGATCAAGCCCTAAAATAGAACCGTTGTTTAAAGTTTTGGCTAATTCCGCGTTAGCAATAACACTGTGGTTTTGGTTTTTAAACAGGCGAGTGCCTTCCCAACCAGAATGGGTCAAGTACTCCACATTGTGGAGCCTTTTGTATGTAGAGGCGTATGCATATTGGTGCATGCGATTGCCAAACTTACCGTGCCAATGAGATTGAAATATAAAACTCACGGCAGAACTACCACTTACCGATTGGGCAGGCGGCCTTCTCTAATTTAGTTTTTATTGACATGATGCATCCACACTGTTTGCACTGTGTTGTTAGTCCTATAAATTCTGGGCAGGATTGGCATATGCTGTATCTTTGAGTAGCTTTTTCTTCTGTTGCATACTCAGTATTTGGGTTGAGGATATCCCACGGTCTGGTTTCCCCTAATTTTTCTTTATACTGTTGCCACTTACTTTTTTCCGTCATTCGTATACTCCCGGTACTTTAAATGTTCCGTCTAAAAATTTCCAACCTTCCATCACCATATTAGCATGTTGGTGACCATCATCAATATCGTAAACTTTTGCATCTGAAAGTAAAAGAGAGTAGATTAATTCGTCGCAAACGACTTGCTCAATAACCGCGCCGTTTTTAAGAACATTTACTGAGTATAAGTTATTTACTTCGTCAGCCCAGTTCTCTGTAAAAGAATCCGCAAAACAAAGAATACTTCCAAAAGTTGCGTCAACAGAATCCGTAAACACAACATCTTCACCTATAACATAGGCTATAGCCATGCCTTTGATCTTGTTTTGCCATCTGCGCTGTTTGTCCTCTGGCGATCGCCACGCGGCGTCTGCATAGTTAATCATCTTAGGTTTTTCTCCCTTAATATCTCCGTATCAAGAGCCAAGATTAGCATACCGACTACAGCGTACATACTGCACCGCTTCCGTTTGTGTCGCATGCGTTAACAGAGAAACAGCTACAGCACTGGTTGTTGTAGTCAGACTGGCTACAACGTCTTCCAGTGGCAGCAGCCGAAGATGTTGTAGTAGTAGAAGTGGTACCACCTCCACCAGCACCAGGGCAGTTACCAGGGTATCCGCTTGTTGGAACGCTGTATCCAAGAGAAGGGCAGTATGTGGTTGAAGCGGCTGTAGTAGTGGTGGTGGTCACGGGTTGGCAACCGGTGTCAGATGTTACGTTAGGGCAACCAGCTGGAGTCCAGCATGTGTATGTGGTCATTATTCCTGATGCGCAAATACTTGTTGAAACTGATCTTGTGCCAGTAGAGCTAAGGTTTGGATCACACGAGTTGCAATTAGTTGTAGTTGTAACTGTAGATGTAGTTGTTGCTGGAACGCAAGAGCCATCTTGATCGATATTTGGACAAGAGCCCGGAGTAATACAAGTTCTGTAATACCTAGATCCTGAGGGACACCCTCCATCTGATCTGGTAAGTGTGTAACTTCCATCCGATGGATTATAGGAGTTACATGTATTACAGTTTACTGCAGCAGTTGTAGTAGTAGTTGTAGTTGTAGTTTGTGCAATTTCACAGTTTGAGTTTCTAGCGGCTTCAAGCGCAGCAGCAGATGTTGATCTGTACACAGTTTTTGTAGATATGTTATTTGCAAAAGAACTTGTATCTGATGGAATAGAGGCTCCAGTAAATGGACCAGAAACTGACGGAGCGGAAGAGTATTCCCCACTTGTGCCTCGGCAACCAGATGTTCCAATGTAGTAAGTAACCTGCGCTGTAGTGCTTGTTGTAACAGGCGCCGTGTAACTGTAGATGTACAAAGCAGCGTTAACGGTATACCCACAACTACCAACAGATCCGGGCGCTGGATCTTGCGCAGCAACAGTTCCGTTATTCTGCGCGGTCGCTCCTTGAGCATTACCGTAATAATATGTAAATTCATAGGCTATGCCCGCATTTGTAATTGCGGTAGAGGCAGAGCCTTCGCTAAGCCCTACCACAGAAGGCATTGTGCAACTAGTTGGTGTTGTAGTTGTTGCAGTTGTAGTAGTAGTTGTAGTTGTAGCAGTAGAGCAACCCGTTGGGGCTGTACGAGCAGACACGGTAGAGCAACTAATACTTGTTGCGCCAAGACCGCCAAAAAGGTTAGTATAAGCAGAGCAGGCTTGAGAAACGTCTTGAGTAACAACGTTATTTGCATCAATAGGAAAAGACTCTACGTACGGCTGACCTGCAAAACAATAAGACAGATAAACCGTTCCTGGGTTAACAACGGGGGCAGTAGTTGTGGTTGTAGTTGCGGTGTATTGGTACAGTGTTATTGCGGCGTTATATCCATAGTTACAAGAGCCAACATTTGTATTAGCTGCTGGATCTTGAGATTGAACTCTGCCAGTGTTTTGCGCGGTCGCACCTACAGAGGTGTAGTATGTGAACTCATACGCAATACCTCTAGCAGTAATTGCGTTAGATGCCTCAGATTCTGTAAGGCCAACAACATCTGGCATGATTCCACAGTTAGGAATTGCGGTAGTAGTGGTGGTAGTTGTAGCCGTTGTAGCCGCTCCTGTTGTAAAGGTTGTGCTGGAAGAAGCACTTTGCCCACTGTAGTTAGCGTTTGCGTATAAAGTTACTGTTACTGAATATGAAGTGCTTGCTGAAAAACCTGTAAGTAAAACAGGAGGACCGCCTGCAGAACTTGGGCTGTTGCTACTGGATCCGTTGGATGCGATTACAGTGTAAGAGCCCCATCCACTTCCGCCCCATGTTATGTATGCTGCGTTTGAAGTCCAAGCTTGACCTGCTCCTGCACCGTATGCGATCACAGTTCCAATATTTGGGTACGCTTGTGCGGTAGTTGCGGTTGTAATAGGAACTGTTACCGTAGTTGTGGTAGTTGTAGTTGCGGTAGTTACTACGGGAGAACAAACAGCTTTCCAAACGCCTGCTACTTTTACGTAAGAGTTCGAAACGGTACGCCAAACACCATTGACTTTAACTTTTCCACAATCTGCGGATTCGTCAACAGCCTTCCAAGTACCTTGAACCTTTACGTACTTTGGCATGGACTAGGCCGTATATTTCAGCCAGACATCTCCATCACGACCATCATTACTCGACGGGTTAGATGTGGATATCAAAATGTTTCTGCGACCATCGCTGTTATTAGCAAGGATCGTAGGACCATACACCCGGATAGACATTATGCAGTTACCTCGTAGCCACTAACCATTACGTTAATGGAAGAACCCGCGCTTGCAAAAGCAGAGAGGGAATCTCCGTTAGAAAGAACCTGATTAAGGTCAATCAGGATAAAAGAGTTTGGGGCAACAGGAACAGCAGGGGACATAAGGTTAGATGCGCTAGCAATTCCCCCGCTTGGCACTACGTGCATTGAAAAGTTAACAGAAGAGCTGGAAACGTTAGACACCATTAGCTGTCTTACAGCAACAGTTAGACCCACACCAGAGACTGTGAAGATAGAGGAGGCGCTTGTACCCAGTTGAGTTGGGTTGGTAAGGCGCTTAATTGTATAAGAAGCCATTGTAGTCCTTTCTTAAGGCAACATCACGATACGGGATAAGGATAGCGATTTCTTGCTAAATCAGTTTTGGCTCTCGCCTTGAACTCCTCGTCCAGGGTTTGCATATGAAAATATGCTTGGTTGTTCTTGAGGACTTCCATATTTTGGTCTTATACCAAATCTAGAGTCCAATCGTGCTGGCTCATCATTTCTGAGTTTGCCTTCTTTAAACTCTGCTTTTCTCACGGGTTAAAGCGATCCCACTGAATAGCGTTTGTTTCTGTACCTTTTTCAGCACCAACTGCACGGGTTAGTGCGTCACGGAATTCTCTGTCTCTCACTTTAGGTTATCCAAATTTACTGCGCCTACACCTGGTCGGCTGTCTGGAGCCTTGTCGTAGTTCATAGCGCCTTGAGATTGATCTGGAATTGCTTGACCGGCTCGAACACCAGTAAATTGCTTACCGACGTTTGTTCCACCGTGTGCAGCAGCGTTCGCAGCAAACTTTCTTTGGTAAGTTCTACTTAAACCCATATCTTTACCCCACTCGCCACCAGTGGCTTCTTCTGGAGTAATAAAACCTTTAGATACTGCTTCTTCAACATCTGCAGTGGTTGCGTCTTTTCCTCTGTCGTTCTTCTGCTTTACTGGAGTCTTAACTGGTGCTGGATCATTTATAGCAGTAGGTTGTGTAGCAGGCTTAACTGGCTTAACTGGCTTTGGACCATCTTGTTCTTTTTTAAATCTGTCGACAAATTGCTTGCCCATAGTGAGTGTGTAACTGCTTGCACCGGGAATGTTAGAGAACCCAGCGGCAGAACCCTTTTTTACGGAAGCCTTGAATGCAAATGTCATGTTGTTATTATCTAATAAATACCCAAAGTAAAACCAGTAAAAGGGGTCAAAGAATGAGCAGTTTAAGGACGTGCTCAGGTCCATATGACAGGTAGCGAAACGCTGTCAGTGGATATGTTACTTGATTTTGATGACCTTTGGTTTCATCTCTTCTGGGATCTCTCGCTCCACCTTAATGGTCAAAAGCCCGTCAGTGAGGGTTGCCCCCTTAATAGAGAACCACTCTCCCAACACAAACTTCTGAGTCCATTGGCGTTTGGCAATACCCTGATGAAGCACGGTATCCGTGGTCTTCTCCTCGGTAGCAATGCTCTTTACTGTAAGAAGGTCTTTCTCAACAGTAATCTCAATGTCTTCTTTAGAGTACCCAGCCACAGCCAGTTCGACTGTGTAGTGGTCATCATCTGACTTTATTAAATTATATGGAGGGAAGGTCACAACCTTTGTAGAGGTTAATGAGTTCCATCTCTTGATTTGTTCATCGAACCCCAAGAAAAACTGATCACTCATAAGTTGTTGCAGAGTCATTAGCTTGGGTGATGGTTCTGGAAGACCCTTTGGATATTTTCTGTAATCCTCGTGGGGCCATTGTGAATTTGGTAAGCCTGAAGCCATTTTATATCTCCTTAGACGATATAAGTTAATTGAATCCCGGTCGGCGATTCAGGCAAAAGTATAGCCCACCAGCCAAAAGACTGATGGGCTATATATCCCCGCGTTTACTTCTCAGACCACAGCCATCCTAGAACGGTGACTACCAGTAGAGAAACAAGGAAAACTCCTTGAAAAGTAACATGGGTTAAGTAGTACATTACTTACCGCAAGTAGGGCAAACTTCTTTGGCTGCAGCAGGTGCAGATGCTTTTGCTCCACCTTTAAACTTTGGACGACCAAAACCAACGATTGAGATCTGCTCGCCAGCCTTGTTCTTCTTGAAAGCACGAAGCTTCTTTGAAACCTGTCCGCCATTTCTTTGGCTTCCCTTTTTATCTGGGCTAGTGTTGCCTTCAATACACCAAACGGTTCCATCTTCGTTGTCTTTGATAACAATTCCAACGTGAGAAATTCTATCGACGCCATCTGATGGGAAATCAAAATAGGCAATATCACCTGGTTCTGGATCGGCGATATCTCCGTCAATCCATGCGCCTGCCTTCTTAAATGCTTGCGCCCCACCCGGTGTGTAAACAGTATTAGGAATCTTTACGCCGGCCTCGTTCCCGCACCAGTTAACGAAACTTCCGCACCAGGGTTGGAAGTTAGCCTTTGTGTAAGCGCCATACTTTGTTTCGTTATCTTTAGGACCTTCAATAGTTCCTAATTCCGCTGTAGCAACTTCAATAAGACGAGCCGCTGTGCCTTGTTCTGCCATTAGTCCTTGTCCCAATCTGTATCAACTGGCTGTGCCTCTGGCATTGCGCCATCTGGCTTTGCTGCTAAACGAGCAGCGGTTGCATCAATTTCTGCTTCAAGCTTCTTGTCAGCCTGTGTGTTCTTGGCATCCATCTCTTTGTTGGACAACTGTGCTGCCATAATATCTTTAGCACCAGATTGACCAATTAAGATACCCGCAAGAGTTCCTGTAATAAAGGTAGCAATACTTCCTAGAACATTGAAAAACATCTTGTCATTTTCTGACTGTGCGCCAATTGGCTGCGTTACGAACAAAAGGCCGTAAAGGATACCTATTGAGGTTGCCAATAGGATTGTTCCTAAGATGATACCTAGAATAAACTTTAATCTAGCATCTAAATCTTGCGCTGTTAATCTTTCTCTACTCATTTGGTGTTCCTTCTGGTTGAGGTGTCTTCACTAAGTCTACAGGACAGGTTTGGGTTGCGGTACAGATAGGTGGTTTACACTCTGCTGACTCCCAGTTTTTTGGGTCTTGGCAAGGGTATCTGAAGTGTCCGTCATATCCACAGCTTGTTAGTGAACTAGCCAATAGTAAAGCGGCTAGTGCGTATCCAATTTTTTTCATTCGTCATCCTTTGGGTTACGTAATGGATAAGTAACAGCCCATGCAAATAGCGTTCCGATAATTGCGTACCCCACAACTGTCTTTGCAGATCCATCAAGTACTACCCATGCAATGAACATGCCAAGCAATGTCCACAGTTGGTCAACCATGTCTCTTAATATTTTCAAGGCTTTCTTCTCCTGATTCCTCTTGCGTCTCCTGAGGCTCCTCCGCCTCCAGAATTTCCTCCACCAGTGTTACCACTGGAACTTCCCCCCGTGCTACCAGTAGCCGCACCGACAGCATTGATAGCAGCGCCAGCCGCAACAACGGCTGCAACTACCATTTCTGTTGCTTCTTCACGTTCTTCAGGAGACATGTCTGCACCGATACTTCCTAGTGCTTGTAGTGCTTCCCCTGGATCGCTAAATATTGCGCCAACTAATTCTGATGGGTTCTCTAGTAAAACTAGAGCCGCAGCTACGTCTGCGGTAATTATAACTTCGTTACCGTTTTCATCCTGCCTAACCTCAACAGGCGTCTCTGCTGGAAGATCTTTGTACTCAATGCCAGCATCTTGAATCTGTTCTTTTGTGAGAGTCTCTCCAGGCGCTACCGATTCAATCAAAGCTTCAGCAACAAGATCTTTTTCAGCCTCTGTCAGTTTTCCATCTTCAGACAGCGCTTCAGATAAAGCAGATACTTCTTCAGCGGTAACTTCACCATCTGCATTTAAAGCATCCATAACAGCCTCAGCATCAGCAGCGGAAAGTTTTCCATCAGATAAAACATCCTCTACAGCATTAGCAACCTCTTCTTCAGGTGTGCTAATCTCTGGTTCTTCAATAGGAGGTTCTAATGGTTCTGTGGACGGATTTTCTTGCTCTGGCTCTGGTGACTCTGGTTCTGGTGCTGGTTCCTCGGGTGTGGAAGGTTCCTCAGGCGCCTCGGGCTCTACGGGTTGCTCTTCGGGCTCTACCGGTGCTGGTGGCTCTTCTGTGGGTTCTGATGGCGTTTCTGTATCAGGGTCAGGCTCAGTAGGCAATGGCTCAGGATCAGGAATTGCTACAGGTGGCTCCTCAGGCTCTGGAGTTGGCTCTGGAGCAGGCTCGGGCTCAGGTGAAGGTTCTGGAGCAGGCTCAGGAACTGGTGTTGGCTCAGGCGCAGGAACAGGCGCAGGTTCTGGGGCTGGCTGCGGCAAAGGCTCAGGCTGTGGTGCAGGCGCTGGCTCAGGTACGGGTTCAGGCTGCGGTTCAGGCTGTGGAGCAGGATCAGGATTTGTGGGGGCAGGGTCCACTGGTGGAGTTATAGGAGGTTCAGGTGTTGGAGTTGGTGTTGGTGGTGTCGGTTCCACTGGTTGTGGCTCTACTGGTGTGGGCGTTGGATCGACAGGAACGGGAGTAGGTTGAGGTGAAGGTTCGGGTTGTGGTGTTGGGGTTGGTGTCGGCTCTGGTTGCGGGGTTGGTGTTGGCTCTGGTTGTGGTACGGGAGTTGGCTCAGGTGTTGGAGTCGGCTGAGGTTGAGGAGTAGGTTCAGGTTGAGGCGTAGGATTTGGGACTGGAGTTGGCTCTGGTTCTGGTGTGGGTGTAGGCGTAGGTTCAGGCTCTGGTGTTGGTGTAGGAACTGGCTCTGGAGCCGGTGGTGGAGTAGGCTCAACAACTGGCTCAGGAGTTAATTCAATTGGAGCTGTAATTTGAGTAACACCGGCTTGTTCAAGTGTTACAACAGTTCCATTCTGTAGACGTGCACCTGTACGTTCATTTCCTTGAAGCGGTCCTTCAACAGAGTATGTATAAGAAACATTTCCATCTGTAAGGATCTGTCCAGTAATAACAATCTGTGTAGTTTCTCCAGTCATAGAACCGTAAGGACGATACTTACCATCTACTTGGAATCCACCCTCTGAAGTTCTAATAATGAAGTGGGTATCTGGCATTTGGTTTGGCAAAGCCCACCAGTCACGAGATTCAATAGAGATAGACGGTGTGCTTGGGTAAGTATGGAATGTATTATCAGGTTGACCGAAAGTAATTACTGAGTTGGTTGTTGCAAAAATATTTGTATACGCAACCCCGTTAAATAAGACTGGGACGTTGATTGGTATACGATAAGAAGTATCGTCTCCACCATTAGTAATAGTTTCTACTACAGGTGGTGGTGGAGGCGTAGTAGGAGCTACCACAGGAGTAGGGGTTGGAGATGGTTCTGGATTTGTTTGCGGTGTGCTTGTTGGTTCTGGCGTTGGGGTTGGTTCTGGGGTACTTGTTGGCGATGCCTCGGGTGAAGGTGTT